CCATTTATGTGGTCAAGATGACTTATGCCTTCTTGTAGCACAATCAGCAATCCTTAAACACCCCTACTTGCATTCAGTTTATTCGCAAAATCACTCATGGCTTGCGACACCTTGCGCCTGCGTTCTTCATCCATTGATTTAGATGGGAAATAAGGCGGTGGGCAGTGTGCCGAAGATGCTTCGGAAAGCATAGCGGCATACTCACGGGACAAATCCCTAATGACTTCCGCTTCCCAAGGCAGCAAAGAAATAGAACGGTTGGCTTGGTAGGCCCATAGGTCAATTTCATCTATAGCTACAGGGGCGGACATTGGCATTGGCTTGACAGGGCCAACATCAAAAAGCATCCCTAGCAAATAACTTCCGGCATGAACCGTAGGAAGCATTACACTCCCCACGGTTTCGCGCCTTGGTCTCTTTTGCTTTTCTGGGATGGTGTTCAACCATGCCGATTGCTTTATATAAAGCTTAAGCCGCTCAATCGTTTCAGCGAAAAAAGTTAGCGCGGTTGTTCACAAACTCCTGCGCTTGGTCTTTAATCCACGTCCATTCGGTGTAAACCATCAGCACATTATCAGGCGTCGGCTCCAAGTCCTTGCCATCCAATTGGAAACCCGTCCAGCCAGTTGTAAGCTTGACCATTTCATCAATGATTTCATTGCCGATACGCTCTGCATCAAGTTCAATGTTTTTCTTGCCCTTGCCCATGCGGTTAAGGATTGCTTGCTGTTTAGCTAGTTGAATTTTGCGATAGACCGAGCTGTCTTGGCCTAGCAGGGTGATTGTCATGCCCGCAATTTCTTCTTCCGTTTCAGGATGAACGATTTGCAGCACTGCGCCTTCTTCAGCCTTTACAGGCTTTAATTTGCTTAAATCCATTAGAAACTATCCCTCTAAATATCCGGCTTTTTGTCTTGGGTAGGCAAGCCGGATAGTGATTTGCCTACCCAAGTTCGTTTAGCGATTAAGCTAATTAGACTTTGATAATCGAGTTGTCGATTTCGAGCGTGACTTCAGCCATCGTGATAGCGTCAGCATTGCCGACATTGACCTTATAGGACATAACCTGCGCGGTGAAATACTGGATTTCGCCATTCACAAGAACAACCTTAACCGAGACAAGCGCATCCGTGCCAGCAGCGGCTTCGGCAGCATCTTGCAGAATGGTTTGGCCAGCATCGTCGTCAGATACGGCCATCGTCAGTGCGACGGAGCCATAGTTGAGCGAACCACGGCGCTTGGCAACAATGCCAGTAGCCAAAGGCGTATGCGTAGCAAGAGCAGCTTCAGCGCCGAACGAAGGCAATTCAGCCAATTCGCCGCAAGTGGCCCAAGTCAGTGCGCCAAAGCCAGTGCTGTTATAGGTGGCAGGTGCGGAAGTTGAAACCGACACAACAGTGCCGACCGAAGAAACAATATCAGACATTTTAATTACTCCAATTGCAAATGGTTTGAGTGTTGTAGCATTTTTTTATTGTCCCGTCATCTATCTTAGTTGACGCGCAATATCGTTGATTGTGACGCGAACCATCCCAGCAGGGGCTTGCTTAGACCAGCCCTCAAATTCGAGCCTATAGATGTATGGAAGGTTATTGGTGATCCACAGGACGTTGCCTGTTGCTTTTGCAATAACAGCACTGCCCCTGCTTATAGCTTCTGCTGATGCCGCGCTGCGATTAGGTGCTGAAATGCCGCGACCAGTATCCGCAGTAAAATTGATTGTATTGCTTGACGGATTGCCAATGCTAGTAAACCAATTCGCCCTAGCGCGTCCCGTATCGACAGGCGTTTTCAGCACAATGCCAGTCAGCAAGTCTAAGCATATCTTCCGCACTTCAGCGTCAGCGGTCTTGCTGGTCTTGTCCACAAACTTGCTTATATCAAAATTAAACGTGCTCATGAGAATGCACGATAAGCGATGCTGACAGGGATAACCCATCGATCGCCAGATATAAACGCAGCGGCTTGCGAAACGCTTTGGATCGTCACTGTGTAGCCGTCATAAACTAATCTAGCGCCGCGCTGAAACGCAGCCGCGACAGTATCAGCAACAGTCCTGCCAGCGCCCTTGCCAGCGTCCATAGGAGCGTAAACAAGCACCTGATAGATGCCGCCTAGTTCATCGCTTGAACCAGCCGCAATGCCGATCGGAATAGTTGCGCCTTGCAATAGGCTTTCAGAAACATAAATCTGGCCAGCGACAGGCGTGAAGTTGCTATTTTCCCAATGCGTCGGTAAATTGAGGGTGTCCAATTGCGTTGCAAGTGCGGCAGCTATTTTAGAATTAGTCATCCAAACACTCCACGACTTGCATATCTATCGCCACTTTTCTGCCATCATCCAGCCGGATTATATACGCAATCACTTCGTCATGCGTATCATATAAAACGCTATCCATGATGCCGCTATCCCATTGCGATGGGAAAAACACGCGCTGGCCCATAGGTATCATTAGTTTGACCTTATCTGGCAAATATAAATGACATCTTCACCAGTCAGGCGAATAGGCTGCACATTCATGATGCGGTATGTTGTGCCGTCCACAGTCGCCAAGCAACCTACAGAGGGGCGTGTGCCGATCAGTTCAAGAATAAGGCGTATATCGCCAGCCTGAATTGTCGCGCCGTCGATGTCCTGCTTTTGATAGAGCGATGGATAACCCTTGGCGGCAATCACTGTGTCCTCTGTATCGCCTACAGGCGCACCAGTTATAGGGTCTGTGCCGCTATAATCGGGAAAGATGATGGACACAGCCTCGCCATATTTAGCAAGCAGCCGTGATGCTGTTTGCGCTTGGGCGTTCATGTGCGGATTGGCCTAACGACAGCGAACCCGCTTTCGGATGCCGAAAGTAGGTATGGCATAACCATGCGATTGACTAAGGTATAGCGTTGCGTTGGGTCTGAATAATCTTGGTATTCAATTTCGATTACGTCAATCTTTTCGCGCTTCACCCGTTGCCCTTGATCAGCAAGCAGCGTGTCGCCAGCGGCAGCCCGTAGCGCCATCTCGACGCAAGCGTTTACGACCTGCGGAGGCACAACATCGCTTGGGTAATTAAAGCCATCCACGACAACGTTATAACGGGGCCATGACAATGCTTGCGTCTCACTAACGCGATTGCCCTTCCATGCGGCGCGATATGTCGCTTCCAGATAATCTGTGGCCTTGACCAGTGATTGCTCTTTGATTGTTTGCGACAGGCTTGCCCAGCCAGCTATGCCGCGATCGGCAACATAGCTATCCGCAGCCGAAACGCTGGCGTAGCTGTTAGCATTAGAAAGCCCTGCACCTGTTTCGACCACGAATGCCATTCAATTAAACCTTTTTAGAGCGTTTGCGCTTTGCGGCGACTTCGACAATATATTCCTCGACGGCTTCGTCAAGTTTCTCAATCGCTTCATCAATGTCGGCTTCAGCAGCAACTGGATCTTCTTCCGTTTCAGCGGCAGGCACTGCTTCAATAGCGGCATCTTCTGTATCCAGTTTTTTATGGATAGGTGCGCCAGCAGGGGCGAAGATTGCATCGATGATTTTATAGCCCTCTGCTTGCAATTTAGCTTTGCGTGCAGGGCTAATTGGATGCGGTTCGTAAATGATCTTCGACATAATCAACCTTTCGATAAGGTAGGGGCCACCCGAATAGATGGCCCCATTCCTATGCTATTAGGCGTCAGCGTCACCGACAGCAAGAACACCAGCAGTGTGCTTGATGGAAGTGGCAACCTTGTCCCAGTTGGAACCAGTTGCAAGTTCAGCATCGGTTGGCGACTTGCCGCCGTTGGCAACATCCCAGCTGTAACCCTTAAGGGCTACGCCAAAGGTGTAATCGACCTGCATCGTGGTTTCGATGCGGGTCTGACCGTTGCTGGTTTCGATGTTGCTGATAACGTCACCACCATCATAAACAACAGCAGCGCCGTCAGCCAAGCCAAGAACCTTCGACAGGTTAGGCGTGCCAGCAGCATACAACGCAGGGGCGTCGGTCACGATCACAGGGCGGCCAAGGATGTCAACAACCTGAACATTCTGTGCAACGAACAACTGTGCGCCGTTGGTCAGGTTCTGCGAAATCAACTTGTGATACGCAGCGCCGTTCATGACGTTTGCAACGATGCTCGACGAATTGTCACCGAACAAAGCGTTGGCAGAGTTCATCGTGCCATAGGTTACAGGGTCAGATGCCGAAACGTCTACAGTCGTTGCAGCGCCTTGGTTTGCGATTGCAGCAACAAGCGCAGCGATTGCAGTGTTGAGCTGATCAGCCATCAAAGCTTCAGCGAAGTTACGCGATGCAACTTCGATGCCTTCCGACGTTGGCTTCTGCAACCAAGTAAGCTGCGAAGGCTCAAAGCGGATTGGGCCAAAGCCGCCTGCAACCTTGACGCCGTTCAACTGAAGCTGCGTGAGGTCAGTTGCGGTAGCCGATGCTTGCGAAGCATAACGATCAACACGACGCTGTGCGCTATGCACGGCAGCGAAGAAGCTTTCCTGATAGAAGTCGCCGTCAAAGCCAGTGGTGGTCAGACGGATCGCGCCGTTGGATGCACCGTTGAACTTTTCGACCATTTGAGCCAGCGTCTCAATGGTGGCGGGCATTACGTATTCGTTGAATACTTTCATCTGCGAAAGTGACATAACTTAAAATCCTTTATGGTAGGTCAGGGAACATATTTTTAATTGCGTTTACCCGCTGTCCTTTATCGCCACCCAAGTTGCCTTTAGGCGCGAAAGCTGCACCATTACCGGTTCCACCAGTGGCTCCACCACCAGAATTAGCGGGAGCAGAAACGAAGTGTTTGCCTTCGTCACTAGCGGCCCATTCAGTAATCGCTTCATACAACGGCTTGTCACCCATAAGTGCGGAATATTGCCCATTGTCCGCCATCAGCTTTGTTTGCGACTTCAACATGGCTTTTGCAGCGGCCATGAATTCAGTCTTAATACCAGCTTTTAGCATCGCATCGTTTAGCCCGTTGTCGATCAAATATGATTGCAGTGCGCCGTCTTTCTCTGACAGACTAGATTGCAATGTTTCGATCGTCTTTGTGCTATCCTTGACTGTTTTGTCGAGTTGCAATTTCAGCGTTTCATTTTCAGTCTGAAGCGCCATAAAATCGTTTGGATCGATCTCCACGCCCTTTGCTTTCGCTCTGGCAATTTTGACTTCACCTAGAAGTTCGCGGTTTTTGGCACTCAGCGCCTCCATTGCGGCTTCTAACTCTGCTATCCGTTCTTCACTCATAAGTTTGTCCTCTGGACTATTGTTGCCCCTCTGGGGCGGTTGATGCCTCGGCACAGCTTTGGCATAATTCTTTTATTATCACGCTGCGAACAATAATGCTATAGGCGCAATAATTGTGTCAGTGTGAGCGGGTTGCCGCGCTGATCTAGTAGCTGCGACAAAGTTATCTTTCCAGAGCGCCATAATTCAGCCTTGCCCTTGCCCAACATCTTATCGGCAAACTCTGGTGGCTTGTTCTTTAGAAACTGATCGAATGACAAATCCGCCGCCACTTGCCCGTTCATGCTGGCGCGGGTTGTTTGTGATATTTCCTTCGCGGCTGGTTCGCCCCGTATCTCGGCAAATGACTTTGTGATAGGCACGAAGCTTGAGCGACACGCCCAATGCGCGGGAGGCCCACCATCCCAAGGTATGTTGTGGCCGATTGGCTTGAACTTAGGGAACGTCCACGTTTTTCCCGATCGGGCCATGCAAATTTCGCTAGTGCGGCTATCAAGGGTCGAAACCCATTGCACGGCTTTGATGATGTCTTGATTTTCCATCAGGCCAGCCATTCGCGCTTCGTTCGCAATAGTTTGAACGCCTGTGCGGGTTATTGCCATCGCATCACGCCGAGCCTTCGCAAGCGCCTGTGGGCCTTTGTCCGAACCATTGCCGACGATCGCCCTAGCTATTTCGCGGTTAGTCTGTCCAAGCGTTACGCCGTTCTTAATAGCGCGTTCAATGTCGAACCGCGCTGATTGGTTTAATTTACTGAACCATTCGCGGATTGTCGCACCTTGTATCAGCGCCGATCTAGCGATCGTGTCGAGAATAGATGCTGGCGGGATCACTGTATCGATGCCGATAGATACGAACGCGCTTTGCAGGAATGCAGCTTCAGCAGTCGCTAACTTAGAAAGGTCTGGCACGGGCAGCGACATGATCGCCTTCAGTTCTTCGATCGCCTTAGCTAGTCGCTTGCCCTTATAGGTGGACAGGTCATCGCCCTTTAGCGCCTTTTCAATTTCCGCAGCGATTTCGTCCAGTTGCTTATTGAGGGCCGCATCCTGCCCAGCAATAACCCGCTGCAAAAGCAGTTGCCGAATAATGATAAGGTCATGAAGTTGGTCTGATACGGTCATTACGCTATCCGCTGCATAACCATTGCAGAGCCAATTTGAAGTGTCACAGCCGTTCCATTCGTTTCAGATGCAAACTGAATTTGGAAGTTTCCTGCCGTCGCACCATTATGAACAACGCCTGATATTCGCGCCGTATGGTTGCTGTTTATCGCGGTGACACCTGTGCCAAGCACGTTGCCAACGTTTGTTGCAGTGGCAGCGTTTGGAAAGGTGGTTCGCAACTGACTAGCCGCAGCGGTGGATGTAATTGGCACAACAACCTCAAGTGTGCAGATTGCGCCTGTTGGTGATGTGAACCCAAGGTTGAGGCCTGCCGTAGTAGCTGCGCCGCGAAAGGTTACAAAGCAATCTACTTGATAAACGCCATTTTGCACCATTGGCTCAACCAATTGGGTGACGTTAGCAAGGGTTGTGGAGGTGGACTGTTGCGTTGATGTAAGTTTGTCAATAGTGGCCGCGAAGAAG